AGAAATTTCGCCAGCCGGCCATCTATGCTGGCGCGAAATAAGTATCAATGGAAGCAAGCGATTCGGTATATTGCGGATGACCCAAGAAATTTGAAGCGTAACTCAAGCGCATTTCTGGTGTGAAACGACCTGAGACAACTGTCGCATAAGTTGCTCGTGCAATATTTTCGCAATAACCACCATCTCTTTTCAAGATGTGAGAACAAAAATTATAACCAGTTTCAGCGTTCTGGACGGCGTAATCGGTAATAACAAATCCTAAAGATTCGTAAACTTCAGAACAATCAGGATTAGTATCAAGATTGTCATCACCGGCACTCTTAACCCACTTAACAGGACGCTTGAATTTAATAAGCGAAACTGTTTCAGAGAGATAAGAACGAATGAAACTATTTTCGTCGAATGTCGTCAGCTCCCCTGACGACATCTGACCTGGGTAAGGCATAGTAAGACCACCCTCTGGAAATTGGACAATTCTGTTGATTAAACAGTAATACATACCAAAAAGAGTATAAGCGTGACCTTCTTTACCGGGCAAAATGTTCAACTGTTCGTCTACTAGTTTCATTTGCCATGCACATCGAATGCAATTACCCCATCTATCTTCCTCACGAACGGAGTACTCCCAACCACGGACATCGGAGGAAGATAGGTAAGGATGTTTTGAAAACATCTCAAAAAGCTTTAGACGCTCATCAGGGGACGTGAGGTCAAGCTTAGTAGCTGAGGGACCATCAGGCTCTTGAGTGTTGAGCCAGAGGAGATCACCAACAACTAACCGCTGGATAAAATTCGTAATAACAGAAACCATCGAAACAAGTCGAGGATACTTACCGATGATCCTAGGCTCTCCTTTTACGGAGAGCAAGACCTGGTCGATAGCACCAGTAAGCACTAATTCAATAGCTGAAGGAAGATCTTGATGATCAAAATTAAATTTGGTGTCAAAAAGAAATTTGCCAATAGCTTTCATGCTAAGAAGTTTTGCAGAAAGAGAATTATAAATCTGGGGATAATAATCTCTTAATTGAAGGTTGGATGCGATAAGAAAATTTAAAGGGGATCCAGGGGATTTAGATTTATCAACAATACCATACAAAGCTTGGGGTAAAGCAGGGTGTAGTTG